TACAACCAAGGGTAAGACCGATATGGTGATGGCTCTATGGTTCTGTGAGATTAGAGCGCGTGAATGGCTCAATAACGGAATACATACAACGCATCATATGAAGAATCCATTTTTGTCCCGCTATGAACGGGGCAAGCGCAAGGTCATCAACATAGATGAACTCCTTGCAGAAAAAGATAGACAGTTCATCTAAGGAGACAAACAATGGCAAACAAAGACATAAATGCAAAAGCAAAAACAGCAAAAATGAAAGCAAAACCCGAAGGATATATGGGAACTGATCGTGCTGCCGCAAAATACGTTAAGGCTGGCTTGAGCGAACTCAAAGTAAGTCCTGCTAAAAAGGCTGAAATTTATGAGAAGTTAGTTCCTATTGTTTCTCGTCAAATGGGTACAGAGCGTGGTCGTACTGCAACTCGCGCTGCTGGTATTGCAAAACGTGAAGCAAAGAATGCTGCTTCAAAAGCCAATAAGAAAATTCTTGGCGGTAAATAACTTTCCCCTTAGTTAGGAATTTAGATGTTATCAACCAAAGAGGTAATCGCTAAGGTAGCGCGACTTCAGTCGAAGTACGCACCACGCGATCAGCGTATGCGTGACGTGCTATCGGTACGTCAAGGAGACATTAGCAAGGTTTATCCTGCAATGTTCTCTGAGGAGTACCCAAAGCCTTTGGTTGCTAACTTCGTAGATGTAGCAGCTCGTGACCTTGCAGAGGTTATGGCACCGCTTCCATCATTTAATTGTGCTGCTACCAATATGGTTTCTGACTCTGCTAGAAAAGCAGCAGATACTAGAACCCGCATTGCAAACTATTATGTTGCAGGTTCTGAATTACAGATTCAAATGTACAACGGTGCTGACTGGTTTAACACCTACGGTATGTTGCCAGCAATAGTTGAAATGGATTACGAATCAAATAATCCACGTATCCGTTTGCTTAATCCTTTTGGAGTATATCCAGAGATTGACAGATTTGGTCGTTGCATTTCCATTACTCAAATTACAATTTCAGATGCTGAGTCTCTAGCAGCTCAATACCCAGAGTTTGCTACACAGATTATGCCTCGTATGCCATTAGCATCAGGTGCTCAGCAAGTTACCTTGGTCCGTTACCACGACAAAGACCAAGATATGATTTTCATTCCTGAACGCAATAACTTAGTTCTTTCAAACATTCCAAATCCTATTGGAAAGTGTTTGGCTCGTGTAGCAGTTCGTGCATCCCTTGATGGAGAAGCACGTGGACAATTCGATGATATTCTAGCGGTACAGTTAGCACGTGCTCGATTTGCTGTGCTTCAAATACAAGCAGCAGAGAAATCGATTCAAGCCCCGATTGCTATTCCGCAGGATGTCCAAGAACTCGCACTTGGCCCTGATTCGATTATGCGTTCTGCTAATCCCCAAGCAATTCGCCGTGTACCGCTAGAACTACCTCCTGGAGTCTTTACAGAATCTGGCGTGCTAGAGCGCGAACTACGTCTCGGCGCTCGCTATCCAGAAGTACGCAGCGGTAACCTTGATGCTTCAATCATCACAGGTCGCGGAGTTCAAGCACTACAGGCAGGCTTTGATACACAGGTTCGTGCAGCGCAAGCGCAGTTTGCTCGACTCTTTACCGATCTTGTTGCTCTCTGCTTTGAAGTAGACGAGAAAATCTTTGGCAATATGACCAAAGAAATCAAGGGCGTTGATGATGGTACTCCGTTTAATATGAAGTACACACCATCTAAGCAAATCAATGGTGAGTATGGCGTTGATGTTCGCTACGGCATTATGTCGGGTATGAATCCAAACAACGCAATTATTGCTTTGCTACAGATGCGTTCTGACAAACTTGTATCACGCGATTATGTACGCCGCGAAATTCCAATGGAGTTAAATGTCACTCAAGAAGAACAGCGTGTGGATATTGAAGAGATGCGTGATTCTTTGCGCGTTGCTGTTGCTCAGTACGCCCAGGCTATTCCAGCGCTTGCAGCACAAGGTCAAGATCCTTCTCAAATCGTCTCCCGTATCGCAGAGGTAATCAAGGGTCGTCAAAAAGGTTTAGCACTTGAAAGTATTGTGGAGAAGGTATTCACACCTGAACAACCACCACAACCAGAAATGCCTATGGGCGCAGAAGTTCCAGCAGCAGGTATGGCCCCCGTTCCTGCCTCGCAGCCAACTCCAGAACAAATGGGTGCGGCCCCTGCTGCTGGCTCTCGTCCAGACATTGCTACGTTACTCGCATCTATTGCAGGGTAGGGAGGTGTAATATGAAAAAAGGTGGTCGCGCAAAGGCTCCAGTCCAACAGCCAACAAAGGGTCCTATGGACACAAAGAAGCCAGCAAAATCCGATGTCAAGTTTGGCTATGCGCCAGCAGGACGCAAAGGCAAGAAGGCTTAAGTTTACTTGAGAGGATAGAACGTGGACGAAGAACAAGATTACGTACCGCGTTCTATCACTCTCGCAGATTTCTTAGTAGTGATATCAGGTTTTGCTCTAAATATATTACGAGCATTTGAGATGTTTGCATCAGAATTATTAGATTTAGCAGTGTATAACGCAAATAGAAAAACAAAAGTTTCCAAAGCGTGGGAACAATTTACTTCAGATTTAGAGAAGATGGAGGACAACAATGGCTGATCAACCAATGAATCCATTGGCTGGAGCTGCAGGTCCTGGACCATTTTCTACACGCACAGACCAATTAAAATTTAAGTCAGATAGTTATGGTGCAGGTGTAGAGAACGCCGCTAATAAAGCAGGCGCTCCACTTGCAAAGACTCCAGATGTTCGCGGTATTACAAATACCGAATTACGCCAAGCAGTTGGCGCAGCAGCAACACCAGTAACTCCACTCTTTGCTCCATCTGCTCGCCCTGGCGAGCCAATTACTGCAGGTGTAGATGTAGG